CATGACCTTTAACTGCGCCAAATTGAGCTGTTCTTGTGCGGCAATCACACCATCAGTGTCACCAGACTCATATGCTTCCTTGTAAGCACGTCTAGCCGCTTCCATTTCCATTTGGGCGTTTGTCTGCGCAGTAGTGATGTATTCCTTCTCACCGGTAACATAAGCCGAACGCAACTTTTGGTTCTCTTCGTACAAGCGTTTAGCCACAGATAGGGCTTCTTCTTGTTCTCTAGCCAACTGTTCTTTAGCTCGGCGCTCATCGTGCCAAACCTTTTTCAACTGCTTCAGTTTTTGCTTAACGCCTTCATCATAATCTTCAAGCTCGTCGCGGTCTAAGTCATCCGCGATCTCTTTAGGCATTGGTTGACGACCTCGGTCTTCCTCCGGGGTATCGTCAACAACTTCTACTTCCACCTCTACTTCAAAAGTGCCGTCGTTATTAGCGTCAGAGTTCTGATCTTGTTCATCAGGAAACTGATATTTGTCGTACTCAGTCATTTTACTAATCCTTTTTGTGGGAATTAAATATTAAATTTATTACCTTTACTTCTGTTTTCAAACACAGTAAGTACTTGTAAATTTTGAGGCACATGGAGTCCGCATACGTTATTGTTAGTTAACGGAATAATATGATCGACTTCAAAACCTTTAAATATTTTGCAAAACATATAGAACCCTTCAACCTCAGCTTGATAAGCAGGTTGCAACTTGACGTTACGTATAAGATTCCTTCTACGACGATTATTTTCCACATCGCATCCGGGGTGCCGATCCCTATAACGTTTCATATTGGCTTTTACTTTTTCGGGTTTTTCCACTCTAATTTTATTAGAGTAGTTTCGGCTAATCTCTCTAACCTTTTCCCTATTAGCATCTCTGTATTTTGCTTGTACGTTTTTACGGTTAGGGTTTGTTCTTTGGTATAAAGATTTACATGCTTTGCAATGGGGTTGTAGCCCGCTAGCTCTACTAACGTCTTTACTGAAATTATCAATGGACTTTTCAACTTTACACTTAGAACACGTTTTCATATTATGCTCGTTTAATGCCGCGTGGATCGTCAACTACCGCTTCAACTGAATCATCATTGATGATTCTGAATTCACGACCATGAATTTTTAGACGTGAGCCGGCGTTCGGTCTAACCAAAATAAAATCACCTACCTTGCACCAAGGACCGCTAGGGAACTTCTCTTCTGGGTAGCAATCTGGGCCTAAAGCAACTACGAATAAAACAGTGGTTAATACCTCTTCGTGCTTCATAGTGACATCGGCTTTAATGATGCCGCTTTCGTATTCCTTTTCTACTTCAGGAATAGCACACAAGATGCGGTAACCAGATGGTTTAGGTAGCTGGCTTGCTTTCTCTTCAGGTGTGGCTTCCAAGTTAACAGCACCAACTACTTGCGGTTTACTGGGGTTTGTAGCCAGTAATATCTCAGTCATCTGAGTTCTCCATTTTGTTTCTAAGGACTTCAGTTAATTCCCTAGCAATGAGTAGTCCCCGTACCTCACCGCAGAGTCGTTTATATTCGTCAAAACTATCCGCCTTCCCGTGGCAGATAGCGTCTTGGATCAAGTTAACTTCGTCGTTGATTTGCTGAATCAACAAGTCAAATGCGTTCATTATTCACCTTTTGTCGGTTTGTTTTTGGCTTGTGCTTCCAGCGTCGCTGCTGTTTTCAACGCATCCATAGCCATCTTTTGGTTGCTGTTACGCTTCTGCTCAGTCACTTGCGCAGCTGATTTAAGCGCGTCAACTTTCAATCTAGCTGCGTCACCATCACGTTTAGCCGTTAGTTCTGCTGCTGATTTCAATGCAACCATTTTGTTAGTCTGCGCTGCTGTACGTTCTTGAGCCGCAATACGTTCACGTTCGATCTGCAACTGCTGCATCTTAAGCTGGGCATCAGCTTGGTCTTTCTGTGCTTTGCGTTGTTGCTCAGCCGCTTTCAACTGTAACTCTTGCATCTGCATTTGAACTAACGGGTCTTGTGCTTGCTGTTGGGCTTGCTGCTGCGCTGCTTCGGCTTGGTTGTTCTGTAACAACTGTTGCGCTGCTTGTGCCAATAACGGTGCCAATCGAGCTTCCACTTCAGGGTCCATGTGAATCTCTTCACCTGACTCATCTTTTTGTGGTGGTAATGCAAAACCTAACTGTTGTTCGATCTGTTTGCGATACTCAAACCCTAAATGCTCAGCGATATGTGCTTGAGCTGCAGCCGCAATCTGTGGTGCTGCTGGGTTACCCTGCAATAACTGCTGAATTTTCGGGTCTTGCATAGCGGCCATGTGTACTTGGATATGAGCCTGATGGTCTTGAGTTAAGAACGCTTTCACAGGTTTCATTGCCAGCACGTTCTGGTTCTCTGTGATCGGGTCTAACGGCTTCATGTCCTCAGCCATCGGTACTAGCTTCTGAGCATCTTTAATACCCAAAACGTCTAACATCTGACGGTGTAGTAACGGCATGTTGTAGATTTGAGGCGACTGCTGTGCCAGCTGTAATACCGCTTGGTACTGGACAATCTTCTGCGCCATTGTTGAGGCGTTCGGATCAGACACCGGAATAACCTCAACCATTGAGTAGTCAGAGCGTTTAGCTTTTCTACTGCCAGTATCTGGCTCATAGTTGTAGTCTTCAGGCGCATACGCAGCAATAATTCCTTTTAACAGAATCAACTCTTGTTTAAAGCTGTAGTGGATACGCGCTTGAATCGCACTCATAGACTTCAAAGTACGTTCTAAAATAGCCAGCGTGGTACCTACAGGCGCTTGGCCTGACATATCAGAAATCTGTAAGTCAGCTGCGTTAGCAAATCGTCTACCTTCATCTACGATCTGGTTTAATAGCCCCATCAAAGTTTGGCTAGGCTCTTTGTATGGCAGTGGGATGATGTTATCGCGCATTGCCCCGCTTGGTACGTCTACGTCACGCCATTCGCCCGGTGCTATTGGGGTGTCATCCCCTTTAATCCGCATTCCTCTAGCTTTGAAGCCGCCCGGGAGGTTAGATAGCGTACCAGCATCCACAAGTTGTCTGATAAGAGAAGTCCCAGATTTAGCAAAAGCGCCAACGAGATGAATAAGACCGAAACAGTAAAAACCAAAACCCGGCACATAGCCGTAATGGACAAAATGCTGACGTTTTTGATACGTTTCATCGCCTTCTTCCCAGTTTCTTCTAATTGCTAAGATGGTATTGCTGCCTTTTTCCAATGTAACGACGTATGGAAGGGCAATACCGGTTGGTTCTCCATCTTCTTCGTGCTCAAAACCCGGCAAATCTAGGTCAACGTGCATCTCCAACACCTTGTATCGGTCATCAGATGTCGCTCTAAATCCCATTTTTTCCGCGATTTTCTTCTCAACTTCGTCCAAAACGTTGTCTGGTTCACCCAAATCAACGTCTCTATAGAAGCCCGCTACCTGCAAACGACGTAAATCGTTCTCAGTTTTACGCATTACGTGGGTTACACGCTCTGCTTGCTCTAAATTCATCGCACCATAAGGCACAACTAGGTCTTCAGCCGGTACAAACACAGACACTTGACGGTCTAAATGCGGGTCGAAGTACACTTTCTTGAACGCATTACCTGACATACCCAAGCCCCACAACATACGCTCATGTTCTGGTCTAAATTCAGTCATCTCGTCAGTCAGCTGGTAGTTCATGTCGTCCTGAACCCGTGTCGCTGCCTCTTTTTTGTCTTGTGTTTCCTTACCGATGATCTGAGTTTTAACCGGACCTGCTGCAGGGAACGTACTCATCATGGTTTCAGCTTGGAATTTCACCAACGCTTCACTTAATAGAGGGTGATACACACCACACGCGCCTTCCCAAGGTTCTGACCGCTCCTCGATCTTCATACCCAACAGCTCAATACCATCGACGTATGTCTGCATCCAGTCTTTTCTGGAGGCAATGTCATCATCAAAGTCAGCTAATAAGTCACCTGCAAGGGTTAGCAAGTCTTTCTCGTCCAGTTCTTCCGCTAAGTTAGCGTTGAAATCTTCAGACGGGTCCATGTCAGGCATCAAGTCAATTTCCATACCACCGATAGTCATAGTGACATCGTCTGGGTTCTCAATTTCAATTTCTAAGTCAGGTTCTTCAGGTAATGTGCCAATGCCCTGTG